AATTTCAATAGGTTTACCATGCCCATGTGGGTTTAACCACTTAGCAAATTCTTCTACCTCATTGATGGTTATACCAGCTTCGTTACGTATGTCATCTTTGTAGGTTAGCAAGTAGTCGTTCTGTTCGCAAAACTTTTCAACATACTCTAACAAACCAGAGTAAAGTGTTTTACGTACAACATCATACAGACGCACCTTACCATCCCACAGCTTTGCTCTATACTGTGGAGTAAATCTTGCGCCTGGATATTCGTAGGTGAAGAAGTCTGCCATCTCTTGTTCAATACCCATGTCATGGGAGTAAACACGAATGTAAACTTCGTTTACCTTTTCAACTGTTAAGTGTGTCATGCGCCGCTAATAAATTTCTTCCATTCGATTGCATTGCGGATCTGCCAATCTCTTGACTTGATCTGATGCATGATGGAGTCTAAACAAGACACGATAGCAGAGAGATACTCAATCTTTAGATGAGCGTCTGCTAGATCGCTGTCGCCTTCAAGGAATTCTTCCATCTCATTCTTGAGTGGTTTGTTACCTTGCCATTGTTCCCAACCTTCGTGATCCAACTCACCCTTGCCCATTTCACCACGGTAGTAGCGAAACTTCTTTTGGCGAAGTGTGTTGTAGTCCTTATTCGCTTTAGCTACTTTTAGCTTGAACGAGATAAGGTAGTTAAGATACTTGGCGTGGAGGTTTGGGGTACGTACTGACTCTTTATCGAGATGGTCGTCATCGATAACGCAGTCGTTTGCCCATGATTCTTGTAGATCTTCTAAATTCATAATAACTCCATTGTAAATGCTCAGCGAACTGAGCGCACATAAATTCGACTCTTACAGGAAGTTGTAGTAAGAGAATCTGAATGACACTCTACCCATTAGATATTGAACATCGTTTTGAGTTGAGGAAAATTGAAGACTGTCAAGTGCAACAGGGAACACGTCTCTGAAGCTAACAGCCTGTGATGATGTATTATTGTTATTTAGTATAAGCAAAGTAGCATCAGAATAGTTGGTGGCTAACTCGCTGTAGTTGATGTTATCATCAGATGCTAGAGTTATGTACTGTTCATATGATTGCGGGAAACCCAAAGCAATCATCCAGTTGTAGATAGAACGATAGTTCTTCATACCCTCATCAACCAAGAATGTCAACGTTAGTTGCTCATACTGTAATGTTTCACCTGGGATTGGTATTTTAGCGAACGGTGTACCGAACTCTGGTTCTCCGAGTGTAATCCCTGGAAGGTTTACTTCTTGTGCAAAGAATGACAAGTCAGGTAACTTGGTAACGTTGAACTGATAACCGACTGGTGAGAGTGGGTTAATGTTCTGTGGAGTTGGGCAGGTAAAGGTTCTTGTATCAGCCATAGGGTTCTCTAAATGTTTTCAGTCTACTATTTATACAACAAAAAAAGGGAGCCGAAGCTCCCTTTAAAATACCTATCTTACGTAGGCTTTTTACTAACTTTGATTACATCAAGTTAGAAACTGCAACCTTACGGAAGTAGTAGTTGTCGCCAGTGGACAATGCACCTGCGTCTGCATCCAATTCAACGAATGGGTTAGAGACCATGCCGTAGCGAGTCTTGAAACCAATCTTTGGTTGGAATGTAGTTGGGTCGATAGCACGAACCAATTGTAGTGGAACGTATGGGCAATAGAACACACCAGCGTCGAATGGGGAAGAACCCTTGTAACCAACCATGAAGAACTGGTTAGTACCACCGTTACCAGAGTATGGATCAACATACACTTTGTAACGACCGTTCAACACACCAGCGAAGGTAGTGCTGGATTCGTCAACGTTCAAGTTTGTAGACAAAGCAGGAGTGTAGTCTAGAACACCAGCCATTGCTAGAGCAGATGCAACATCGCTAGAGCAAAGGATGAAGTTACCCTTACCACGACGTGTTTGCTGCGCAATAACGTTGGCTTCACGTTCGATTTGGAACAATAGACCCTTGAACTTTTCAACAGACCAACGACCGTTAGCGTCAACGTCTAGGTCGAACACGCCAGTAGTAGCTGTAGTACCAGCAGCAGCACCAGTCTTAGCGACACGGTAAACTGTACGGATAACTTCACGGTTGATTTCAGCCAAGATTTCTGTAGACAAGATGCTTGTCAATTCGCCTTCAGCGTCAAGACCATGAACGGACTTCAAGTCTTGTGCCAATTCGATAGTGTATTCTGCCTTCAAAGCACGAGTCTTTGCAGTAACAGAAGTCTTCTCGATAGAGAATGCCATTTGAGCGAAGTCTTTATCTTCACCAGCTAGAGTGGTCATACCAGTACCAGCAACAGGGCTAGACATTGGTGTACCAGACTGAGCGCCAGTACCTGCGAATGCAGAGTTTGCTTCGTTGAACAACGCTTCATCACCACCTTGAGTGGAGTAGCGAGACTTCATAGCGAAGATCAAGCCAGTTGGTTGTGTCATTGGTTGAACACCGCAGATGTCATAAGCGATCATCTGTGGAGCAGCACGGCGAACCAAGCTGATTAGGATTGGATCGAAACCAGCAACAGCGCCAGTGGAACCAGAAGCGGAACCAGTAGCGATAGAAGAACCACCAAAGTTAGCGTGTGGTGTTTCGAATAGAGCTTGCTTTTCTTCTTGAAGAGCCTTCTCTTGGTTTTCCAATAGGATAGCGGTAACTTCTTTACGATAGTTATCCTTAATAGCAGGTGCACCAGTGTGTTCTAGGATTGGTGCCCATTTTTTCATTAGATCTTGACGTACAGTCATTGTAGTAACTCCTTAGGTTGTTTTACTTTTTGATTATTTAAAAGATTCAAGTGCCTGCAAATACTTTTTCATTGCTGGATCAACTGTTGCATCTTCTGTGATAGTCACAGCAGAATCAGTTACTGGCGATTGAATAGTAGTTGCGATTTTCTCTTTAGAGAAATAATTTTCACGAATAGTCTGTAGTTTAGCTTTGAAGTTTTCTTGACCTTCAAAGACTAGCTCTTCTGCAAGACCTTTGAATTTTTCAACTTCAGTGTCAGTTAGACCTTCAGCTGCTTCATCAATAGTTTGCTGGCGAGATAGTTCGCCCAATTTCTTGGACAACTCTACTTGAGAAGCTAGAGATTCGTCTAGCTTGGCTGTTAGTTCTTCGATATGGGATTCCATGTTACCAAGAACGTCAACCTTCTCTTGTGGGATATCGATATAGTGTTCTTCGAAGAGACCCTTCAAACCACTAACGAAACCTTCGAGAATATCAGACTTAATACCAGATTCAAGGGCAATTTCATTTTGTTCCATCCACTGCTCGACAACGTAGTCGAGGTATCCATCAACCTTTTCAACAAGTCCCTCTTTGACAGTTTCCACTTGCTCAGCAAGTTTACTTTCAAACTCTTCCTCGATCTTAGCAACTTCTTGCTTGACACGAGTGATAACTGCAGCTTCGAAAATCGTAGCTGCTTTAACTTTAAAATCTTCAGAAAGTTCTTCACCGTTCATAAGAGCGGCAACATCTTCACTAACATCAACTGTTAGTTCTCTTTCTTTCTTTTCTTCGATAACTGGTGTATCCTCAGAAACTTCTTCCTCTTCCTTCACGGTCTTTGGACCTGCTGGTAGAGTTTGTTTGTCAACGTTGTTACGTTTGACGTTTGGTTCTTCGGTGCCCTTCTCAGGGGTGATAGCTTCTTCGTTCGTAGCAAGACTAGTGTTTTTAGACTCAGCTAGAAGTTCTGCGATTTTGTTTTCAATTGACATCTGTAATCTCCTGTAACTGGATGAATTCGTTATTATTTATTATTTAGCTGATTTTACTCAGGAAATATTGGAAAGCACGAATCTTCGCTTCCTCTAAATTTTTCGATGAAGCAGCACGCACATGACGTTTAACTTCATCAATGTTCTTTTCCACAAATCTTCCATCAACAAATGCCCACTCTTTGCCTTCCATAATGCCTCTTACGAATGCATCAGGTGCAGATGGGTCTGCGACAATATCAGCTGCAGTAGACAGCATAAAATCGTCTTGGACAACTTGGATACCTTCATTGTTTGTTTTAAGGGATCCCATTGCTCTGCTTGAAACACCAAGGTTTGCGCCACCGTCTAGTAGACCACGTGCAATCATACCCATTGGGGTTTCTAAAATCTTTGCTTTACCAATCCAGTTAGTACCTTCTTTGCGAAGACCAACGATGAGGTGAGAGACACGCTCTAGATTGATGGATGGATTTTCTGGATGACCCAGTTCACCATACGCTTTGTTTTTTTCTACGTACTCTTTGATGTAACGACCACACTCGTTGTCCATTACATTTTCCATGTACATACGACCGTTACGGTTAACGATCTCGGATTGAAGGAACACGCCTTCAATAAAGTATTGTTTGCCTTTACCCAGTTTCTCTTCAACGATAACTCGGGTTTCTGCAACTTCTTCTCTAATCAGTTTCATATTAGCTTCCTACTACGGTTGGGTCATCATAAGAACCGAACTCTGCAGACTCGTCCTTAGGAGAGTAGCCAGAGATCTTAGATAGTTCAATGATGATCATGCCAGCGCCACCAACGAAAGTTACAACGATAGCTTTATCGTTTACATCGCTGATAACCCAATCAGATTCTTCGATGGCATCGCTACCATAGAAAGCACCGACAACGGTTGTGTCTCTTGTTAATGTGATGCTATTAGCGCTGCTGGTTTTAACTCTAGAGATATTTGCTCTTGGTGTACCACCAACTGTAAGCGCATCCCCAGAACCTACCAAGTCAGCAAAGGCGATTGTAGCAGTATCAGCTGCTGCGGTTCCAATAACACGAACGATTGCTCGGTTGTTTGAAACTCTTAATACGGTTTTAGTAGCTGCCATGTGTTATTCCTTTGTTAGTAACTGTAGCGCATTCATGAAGTTCTCTTTACTCTCACGCATATACTCAACGACTTCTTGATCAAGAACACCGTTTAGGTATTCCTGAGTGCTAGGGTCAATAGCAACTGTAGAACCGTCATTAAGAACGTAGTGTAATTTATTCTCCAAGATAGAATCGTGGCGATTAAGTTCACGAATTCTTTGCACTACCTTGTCAGTTGTAAAAAGTTTAGATGAAGCGAGGTCAATGTATGATTCAATTAATGTATCAGTTACTTTGACTTTATGCTCTTCTCTTATAATATTCGCAATTTTATTTTCTAAGATCTCTTCGTATATTTCTTTTGATATTTCATTTCCAATATCTTTATGTTTAACGAAAGACCTCGCCTCATCTAAACTTTTGAACTCTGTCAAATGATTGTCGATGTATACTTTACCTTCAGAGGACAGCGCTAGAACAGACCCAAAGTAATGAGTCTGCTCTACCAAGTCAGCACCATTAATGATGCCTTTAACTCTTTTGTTTAGCGCTGCGTAGTTCATTTATTCTTCTGTAGCAGTTTCGTCTTCGACTGCATCTTCTGCAGCCACTTCTGGATCCTTGAACATGCTTTGTGCTAGTTCAGCTCTCTTATCATCTAGACGTTCAGACACACGGTCTGCCATCAACTCTTGAAAATTCTTTTCGATGGCTTCAGAGTCGCCAGCGTCGATTGCATTAATTAGATCAATTGTACTCATTTATTTGCTCCACTTGGTTGAGGTTCTTCTTCATC